CCAACATCACTTCTACTTCTGGAACCATATCTCGGGTTTACTGGATTACCATTTTGGTCGGTGTAATACCCGCTACTTAAGTTGTGTTGGTTCTGTGCTTGCGATAGCACTTGTTGGTATTCAGAATACCCTTGTTTGATGAAGTCTGGGTCTGACGCGAGTTGTTGTTTAACCTCAACTGGATCTAGCACCTCGCCACGTTGTCTAGCTTCTTCCACAAGTTCTGTTGTTCTTGCGTCTACAAGTTTGTCAATGTATGGCTCATACCCTTTTTCACCACCGTAGGTAGACAACCAGTCAGTAGACTCCATCCCTAAAGAACCTTTCTGTTTACTAAACTGGTTAGTTGTGATACCTGACTCTAATTTGGTTTCACGCTCTTTCGCTTCCAACGGTTGTTGCTCGACATAAGATTGAGCTTTGTTCGCTTTATACGCAGCCGTATTTTCGTTGGCGTTCTGCGTTGCTCTAACTTGTGTAGCCTGTGACTCACCTAATTGTTGGATTGTCTCTGGGTTACGTAAGTCTGCATTTTTCACGAAATTAATATCCGTTGCTGTAAGTGCGTCGTCGATCTTGCCACTGTCTGCGATGAAGTTGTAGGCTTCATTACGTGCGCCACTGCGCATTTGGTTTTGTAACGCGTAGTTGTTTGCTGCACGTTGTACGTTCATTTGGTTCTCCGCATTTGTCGCAGCGTCTGCTCTTAATGCGAAGTTGTAGTTGTCAATATAATCACGATAAGCGTCTTGACGGCCTTGACGAAAACCGCTATTTACCACGTCACCGCGATAACCACCTCTAGTTGGAGATATAATAAACATAATTTATCCTTTTACTACTGATGAAACATAACGCGGTGTCGTAGCAGAACCACGTGTGTATGCTGGCGTTGCTTCCACAATCGGAGCAGCGCGTGAAGAATTAGGTGAAGGGATTATACCACCAATCGTGTATGCCGCAGTACCTAATAATTGACTTAATGCAGCGCCTGGGTCTGCATTAAATCTACTAAACGCTGTGACCGCACCGTCAATACCTGTAACAGCTTGTCCGGAAACACCACGCCCAGTTTGAATGAATGATAAGCGAACCTGTAACCATTTGTCTTCCATACGTTGTTCACGTAGGTTTTCGTATTTAATCGCACTGTTCATCGCATTACCAACTAAGTTTGCTTCTTTTACCGCTAAGTCACGCAACGCAGTCTTAACTGCACCAGTACAGTATTGGCTGGCACACATTAATACTTCACGTCGCTTACCTGTCATCTGTGCGCGGGCATTAACGACAAAACGACCACCAGTTGTATCGTACTGTGGTCTGTATGGTTTAGCGAAGTAGTTGTCAATCTGTTGACCTAACGCAATCTCGTGCGGTTGATACTGCGCTTTATAGTGGCCATACATTTCTTCTGCTAGTGACTGCTGTCTATTGGCCAGGTCATAAACTCTGTCGGCGATCTCTTTCTGTTGGTTATATTGTTGAACCAACGCCCAGAGTTGTATGCCGTTCAACACATAGAAGATAAGATCTTTCCACCACGTGTTTTCTTCCTCGTAGACCTTTTTGTAAAACTCTCGCCAGTTATTTTCTTCAATACGACGTTGGTCTTCTGCGGCTTCAAATTTTTTCGCCCAAGACGTATAGTTCTTTCGTTGTTCAGTAAGTTCGTGATCTACACGGGCTTTTAACGCTTTCTCGTACGCACTCCCTTGTGCGTCTGCAAGTTGCTTATAGTTATCTAAATTAGCCATCTGTTACCCCGTGTAAGAAAGTTTCTGTGGTTTAGCCGGCTGAATATCACCAGACTGCATAACGTTCGCAAAGTAAGGTTGATACATAAGATTGCTTTGTCTAACGTCAGGTAACTGACCTTTAGGTGATACAGGCGAAGAAATCATTTGACCTACCGTACTTGATAGTGTACCTAGCAACTGGTTAAGTGCTGCACCTGGGTCCGCCCCGAAACTACTAAACGTGTTAAACGCCTTCATAATACCTTGTTGACCTTCGGCAGAAACGTTACGACCGATTTGTAGATATTTCATGCGAAGTTCTAACCACTTATTGTCTTTGGTATCTTTGCGTAGTTCTTCATAGCGATATGCACCGTTACGTGCGTTACCAACTGACTGTGCTTGCTCAATAGCCCACGAAAGCGCGTCACTGTCAGTAAACTTAGTACAGTTAGAACTGGTGCAACGAGTAACGTCTTCACGTGATTTACGGAACGCCATTCTCATATTTTCTTCGAACTTAGCACCAGTACCTTCGTAGTCTGCACAGTATGGCTGTGCAAAATAATCATTGATCTGTTTACCAAGTGCAATTTCGTGCGGGTAGTAAGTGCCTTTGTAGAAGTCAAATAGTTCTTCCGCAATCTTCTGCACACGTTTTGCAATGTCGTAGGTTTTATCAGCTAAATCACGTTGTTGTTGGAACTGCTTCCATAACGCCCACAACTGAATACCGTTCAAGGCGAACATAGTGATTTTCTTCCACCAGCTCATTTCGTTGTTGTAAACGTCCTCGTAATACTTCAACCAACGACGACTTTCTTCTACACGCGCAGCTTCGGCTTTATCGAACTGTGCTTGCCACGCGGAGTAGTCCTTGCTCGCCCATTGGAAATAGTCACTCCACCCAGCGTTTAACGCACCTGGAAAGTCATTGGCGTCCTTCCCTTTTGAGGAAGAAGGCGTAGGTGGGGTAGCGTCTGCACCTGGAACAATCGCAGGAAACGCAGAGTTATTTTCTTTAATGGGTACGTTTTGCCAAGAACTACCAGCCATATATTACAGCTCCGATCTGTATGTCTTCATATATAGACCACCGAACCAGCTTAAGTCTTTGTCACTATCTACCGGAATATCAAGCGTGGTGATATTACGTGCGCGATAGACAACTTTCGCTAATCCAATCATCTGCTTAAATAAACCCTGCCCGCGATATTGTTCGTCAATGTATGCTGCCATCATTGTTGCACCGCGAGTTTCGTCACCTTTCGGGTAAATACTTACCATAGCTACACCTACACGTTCTTCTTCGTCATTTAGAACTTCAAGAAAGTCAACTTGGGCTGAGTGCCACATAACCGCCACCATTTCTGACGGCATAGTTTGTTCGTAGTTAAAACGCTCTTGGTGATACTTGTCAATAAACACACGTAGCTTATTGACTTCTTCAAGGGTAGCTTCAGGGGTTTGTGGGAATTTTACTGTTTGTACTTTCATACCGTGCCTAACTCTCTATAACTTGTGGAAACCTCAACTTGATACACTTCTGCTGTACCTTGTAGGCCAACTTGAAACTCAACGTCTCTGCGACCACTTGGTAGGCGGAATTTCTCTGTCTCCACCGGTTCGTATTCTTTGATTAAGATATTATCGCCAGTGAGTCTGAACGTAACATCTCCGTTATTATATCGGCTTACCTTCGCTCCAGCAAAGTTTATCTGCGTAGGCGAAATCTCTTTCTTACCTACCCACTGATACGGACGTAACTTATCACCTCTATCCCAGCGATACACCCCGTCTTTCTCGACTAAATAAAGCTCGTCGTTTGCTCCGAAGGCAAACTGTGGTTTGTCTGATAACTCAATTAAATTAGAGTTTTCCCACGAAGCTAAACTTACAGGGAATTGTAGGCAATAACTAGCAACGTCGCTAAAGAAATATACGCTATCTCTGTTGTATGCAACACTCATACGATCAGGGTGCAATGCTTTCCAATCGTCAGGTGCGAAGTAGGGTGAAGTGATGTTAGTCGCTTGAACACCGTCTGTTAGGATCAACCCGTCAATAGACGCGAACACAACCCCTTTCGGAGTAAGTGCATAGCCGTGACCACCACAACAACTAATTAACGGATAGTCTTCCAACGTCTTACGCACTCTGCGACAACCAACTGTTTTACAGTCTTCAATCGGCTCAATCAGATACACCGCACCGCAAGTTAAAACAATAACGTTGTGGTTAAACTCAATCAGTGCTTGAATCGTATCTGGGATAGTAAGCTCGTCAGCTTCCTGCCACGCGTGTGGGAAGTTAGGCGTTGAAAAGCGAACTTTGTTTCCTTCTGTAATACCAGCTAACTGTGTACCGTCAACAGAAATAATACCGCGTAAATCTTTAGGTGGTGCTGCATACTCCTGCGTTTCTAAGGCATAACCTAATTCATAATCGTGCTTGTCGTCTACGAACGCACCGTCATTGATATTTACTTCAGCTACGAGATAGAACTCACTTAATGCGTTCTTTTCCTCAATCATAAAGTTATCAATCGTGGTATTTGTTTGATCGAATCCACTCGCAAGGCGATAGATACGTACCTTTTCAACCCCGTATTCAGCCGGTGGGATAGCGAAGCCAGTAAGCATGACTCTGCCACCGTCGTCAACGTCAATATGCTCAGACGGATAACTAGGTGGGCCTTCGTCACAACAGCTATTTACATACGTATAAACGTAAGTTCTTGACACACGTTGGTAGTCAATCGCGTCAATTAAGTTCTCTGAATAACAGCTTTGAATCTCTTTTAACGGATCGAGACGCTCTACGGATAACGTACCCTTTGGAGAAGGTAGACCTAAGCGAATCCACTTTGGTTCACATTCGTCAGAACACGCAGTAGCAGGGTAATCAAATAACCCTGTCACAACCTGTCTACCACAGGTCGTATTCATACGCGTAAATTCAACGCACTTGTCAAACTCTTTCCAGCAGCAGTTGTCATAAAACACTGACTTCGTTGTCGCTTTGATCGCGTGACATAGCTTCTTCTCACGAAACGGGCGTAACGTACCGTGCCACAGATTTACGTCTTTCGCAGTTGTGGCAAAACCATCTCCTAAGAGATGGTCGTCATATCGTGGCATTAACCCTTTAAAGTTCTTATAGAGTAAGTTCATACTATACTCCTAGTGCTGCTTTTAATTTAGCCACCAGAGCAGGATTTGCGATAATGTTGCTGACAACTACGTCATAGTCTAGTGCGCCAGAACGTAACTTAGGCTCGTTCACAACAACCTGTGTAGCCACGCCCGTATTAATTACGGTAAACGCTTCGCTCGCAAACTCTAAGTTTGTTACGATGTTTAAGTTAGGATCCGCTTTCACTAAGCCAGTTTTAGTAATGGTAAACCCATTACCTACCACTTCCTTCGCATTAATCTCAGGCAAAGAAGCACGGATTGTATTTACATTGAATTTATATGGGCTGTCTTTTGAACCAGTACCTTCAATAGAAACAGTATCAGAGTCAGCGAACTCTAATTCTACCTTCAACCCTTTTGAACTACTGGAGATACGGTTGTGCGTAGGGTCAAGAACAACACTCGCTTTCCACGGTTTGTCAGTAGAACCATTGCCACCTACGGTTACGGTGTCTGAATTTTTCCACGCAGGGTTAACAGTAAGTTTGTTATTTTCAATCTTAGCGAGATTGCCTACTTCGTCTGAAGTAGTAAGTGGTTCAACTTGCACTACATTGGTCGGTGCTTCACCGTCACAACACGCTTGTGGTGTATAAACAGGTAAAGGTGCTTCGCCTACACCAACAATACAACCTTCTTGGAAGGTAATTGACGTATATGTACCGTTAGGGATCTTAAACTTTCTGTCTGTTACATATAAACAGTTCCCGTCATAATGTAGCGACTTGTTTCCTACACACAACGAGAACTCTTTACATTTTCTTTTTGCGTCCGGTAACTCTTTGCTACACGGCTTGCAACCACAATTAGCCATAAATACCACCTGCTCTCAATCGGATTTTGCCACGTCTAACACCGAGTAGTCTATCCGCTCCGGCTAGGGTGACAGCTTGTCTGTAATCTCTTTCGTGTATGGTTGCGAGATTTAAGTCGAACCAACGTGCCTGTTTAATCTTATACAACATTGAAAGAGCTTTATCAATGATCGCTTCGCGATAGTTCTGGTATAAGAGTTCGTCTAACTCACAACAATCTTGTTTAGGTGCAACGGCCACCACGACCCTTAACTTGTCCCCACTAACGACAGGTGTAGGGCTAACTTTTAAGCTATTTGGCGACACGTACCATACGTAGTGTCCGCTGCAATTCGGTCCAGTACAAGGTTCTTTACTTAATACCTCGTACCCACAGGCTTCTTGAATACTCACCACACGGTCACATTCTTCAAGATCCAGTAAATATTCGTCCGCACACGAGATTAACTCAATCTCTACCGTGCGTCTGATAATCTGTGTCTTAGTACAGAAGTCAATAGCAGCCTTGCGAATATAGTCTTCCGCCATTGGCTGTTCCATTCCGTCTAATAACATAAGCTCGTCAATGAAATAGGATAATGGTACAGTTTCAACTTGGTCTAACATTATTTAATCCCCAACTGGTATCTCGCTATTTCACGCGCAACTACCTGTTTAAGTACACTTGGTAATCCTTCCAGATTGTAGTTGCTATCTTTATCATTCTCTGATTTGACTTCTAATAATTTAAAGAACAAGTTTAAGTGCTGCGTTGCGAGTGAATTTGACGACTGGCTTTCTTCATCTACCATCAACGCTCGAAACAATACCCAGTGTACGCCCATTGTCACATCAATACAGTTTGATTGCGCGGCGTCAGCACTTAAATTGTTCATCGTAAACTCACGTGGTGGTGTTTCACACATAAATTTAAGATGAACGTCCATACCATAAGGGACGGCCGGTTTAACCATAACCGAACCGTCCTTATCCGTTAAAATATGATAACTGGTTAACTTAAAATCACGATTATGTGTAAACGTCGTACAATGGCGAGGTCTGAAACCACCCCATTTTAACTTCTTGTCTTCAGAGTCGTGTTCGATCTCATAAAGCACATTACCGTCTGCGTCGCTTACACCGATGACTGATAATACACGCTTGCACTCGTCAAACACTTGGTTGATACCAGGTTTCAACTTAGCTACTTTAGCGCACTTAAATTTACTCGGATTGAGAGAATACATAACACAAAGTGCTTCGTTCCAATACCCAAGCAACTGATCTTGCGACCAGCGTTGGAATTGTTTGTTAGGCACTCCGTATGTATAGTCATTTAAGTCACGCGCTGCGCGGACAATCAAGTCACTAATCGTAGTCATTA